CTTTATTTGCGGCCATACTCGCCTACACTTTTATCCGGTTTGCCTTGTTTGATTATTTCTGGAACTGGGTAGCTGGACAGCCTTGGGATTATGTAGGAGGGACTGAAGCAACTGATGGGATTAAATCTCAGATTCCGTCACATGGATTAACTTTTATGCGGGTTATATTTTTGACCGCTGGAATAGGTATTATATTTAAAGAATTATGAAAATAGGATTCTGGACCATATTAAAGTATTTAGGGCTTGTAGCCGGGAGCCTTGCTACTCTGTACGGGGTGTTCTGTTTCTTCGATGGGATGAAGGATGACATCGTGGACATCAAGGAAACCCAAGTGGAGTATCAAGCCACAGCGGACACGATCCTGAATATGGCCCGGACGTATGATGAGAGGATCCTGGCTAACAAGAGAGCCACGGAAGGGAATGCGGGGCAAGTTGAGGTTCTCCGTGATAGTTATGTAGAATATTTGAAGCATGACGATGGATTAACAAAGGATGAGTTTGTGGATTACATGGACCCGTTCTTGGAGTATATAAAAAAAAATTCAAGTCCGACAGTACAGAATCAATCAGCTACGATTCAAGAGCATATTGGAATGAGTACTGGAGAACCTATGAAGGGGAGGGTGTTGCCATCCCTGTTGACTCTATAAATTGATAAGCCATGACAGAAAAAAGCCAACCATTAAAAAAGAAAACAAAATCTCAAATTGAGAAGGACGTACCATTCATCAAGCCAGCGGATTGTCCGGGGAAGGTGATTGAGTATTTCAACAAGTCACGCAATGCAGATTTCCTTGTGATTCGGGAGATCATTCAGAAGGAGCTTGTGCCGGTGAAACGGTTTATGCGGATGACAGCTGATAACAGGATTTGGTTGGTGGGGCTTACAGTGGTAGTGGTGGTGATTGGGGCGGTGTTGTGGGTTCATTTAGGTTAAAGCTAAATATTATGAGACTCGTATTACATAGAAGGTATTTGAAAGAGACTTACACCATAGGAGCCTTGTCCATTGATGGGGAGTATTTTTGTGATACAATTGAGGACAAAGTTCGGGATCTGCCTGCTGAGGCGAAAGTATATGGGCAGACAGCTATTCCTTATGGGAGATATGAGGTGGAGTTGAGTCTGAGCCCGAAGTTCAAGCGGCTTTTGCCTATGCTTATGGATGTGAAGTATTTTACGGGAATTAGGATTCATGCAGGAAATTCTGCACGAGATTCATCCGGGTGTATTTTGCCGGGGGAAAATAAGAAGAAGGGAATGGTGATAAATTCCACTAAGTATGAAAAGTTGTTGGTGAAGAAAATGAAATTAGCAATCAAACGAGGAGAAGAAATCTCTTTGACTATTATATAATGTTTAACCAAAACCAAATTACAATGAAAAGATTAATGTTATTTTTCGGATTTTTGGCACTAATGATTGTGCCGGTGTTCTCTCAGGAGATTCCACCTCCAACGGATTTCGTATCCGTGTTGATGGGATTGACCTTGTATTTGGGATCCCTGCCTGGGGCAGTGGCCTTGTTATTCTTCTTAGTTCCGGCAGTGCTTGGCATGATGAATATCCAAGGTAAATTCCTAAAGTACTTTTTTACTACACTCATTGTGGCCGGAGTGGTTGTGATTGCGTGGTTTGTTCCCTTTGGATATTTAAAAGATACTTTTTGGTGGACTATTCCCGTAAATGTGGCATCCATTATGCTGGTGCAGATCGGGTTCTTTGCCATTGACTTCATTGAAAATATACAAGATAAGATTTACGACAAGTTCAATCCTTGGAAACCAAAAGAATAATTTGTCATAGTTGGTTTAGTTTTTGGGTTTAGGGGGCTGGGTCTGAGGAGCCCGGTCCCTATTTAAAGAAAAGAAATTATGGAAGTGAAGATAGAGTTAACCTGGTCGAAATTGATGGCATTGTTGGTATTGATTTATGCTTTTGTTATGGATATGAGAGCAGATGACCATTCTGCATTGACGTATGTAGTTCCATTTATTGTAATAATGATTGGAGCCAAACAAGCCCTTGACGTAAAGAAAAAAGTTACTGAAAATAAATAAGACATGGAACGGACCACACCAGAAAAAAAGAAACCCAGTCTCCAGACAATGGAACGTCTGCAGACTTTGGGAGCAATTGCCGGGAGAGCTTCTTTGGCTGCTCGGTTAGGACAGCAGTATGGAGGGGACCGTGATGTATTTGAAGCTTTGGGATACCCCCTTACAATTGAATACAAGGACTATTTGATGAGGTATACGAGACAAGACATTGCCAAGGCCATAATCAACAGACCTGTCAATTATACTTGGAAAGGCCCACTAATCATTACAGAGACAGGGAATTCTGAGGATACTGCATTGGAAAAGGAATGGTTGACTCTTGCGAAAAGACTAAAGTTGAAAAGTAAATTCATCCGGGCAGATAAGCTAAGTGCTATAGGAAATTATGGTGTAATGATTCTTGGTTTTGATGATGTAAATAATGCAGCAGGGTTTGCTAAACCAGTAAAGGCAGGAAAGAGGACATTGAATTATGTTAAACCACTTGGAGAGGGATCTGCAAAAATTTCCTCCTATGTAAGTAATACAAGTGATCCACGGTACGGTATGGTGGATACTTATGATATTGAATATGAAAATCCTGGAGAAAGTAGCACAACTACAAAATTTAATATTCACCATTCTCGGGTAATTCATATTGTTCCGGAACTTCTGGAATCAGAAATTGAGGGTGAACCTGTTTTACGCAGTGTGTGGAACCGTTTAATGGACTTGGAGAAACTTGTAGGAGGATCTGCTGAGATGTTCTGGCGGGGGGCCCGTCCTGGGTACCAAGGAGAAATCGATCCTGATTATACCTTGACTCCTACAGAAGAAGCAAAACTGGAAGATCAGTTGGATGAATATGAGCACAATCTGAGAAGGATGCTCTTGAATTCCGGAGTGAAGTTTACTGCCCTGCAGCAACAAGTAGCTGATCCTTCTGCACACGTAGATGTACAGATTCAAATGATCTCGGCCATTACTGGTATCCCAAAACGGGTTCTTGTGGGATCAGAGCGGGGAGAATTGGCCAGTGGTCAAGACTTAACAAGTTGGTATGCTGTGGTACAAACAAGAAGGGAAGAACATGCTGATGCAAATATTATAAGTCCATTTGTTGATCGTATGATTGAATATGGTGTACTTCCTGAGCCCTCCACAGGTGATTATCAAATAAGATGGTTTGATTTATTCTCTGCTTCTGATAAGGACAAGGCAGAAGTAGGCAGGATCAGGGCCACTGCATTGAAGGAGTATTCACAGAATCCCACTGCGGAATTTGTAGTTCCTCCGGATGCCTTTATGGAGTTCATGCTTGGTTTGAATGAAGATGAAAGGGAAGCTATCCGGGAAATGTCAAATGATCTTGTTGCTACGGAAAGTAGAATGTTACTGACTCCGGAAGAAGAGGAATTAGAAGAACAGACAAGAACAGTAGCTGCAAAACCTGTAGGTACTAACGGAAAGGACAAGAAATAGAAGATGTGTGAGCACACAACATATACGAGGTTACAGGTCAATCAATATGATCCAACGAGGACATTAACGCTGCGAACAGCGTTTGTCAGGGACGTAGATAGACGGTTCCGTGACTTAATCAAGGTAATCAGGGAGGCTGTTGTTGAGCAAGATTGTTTTGGCTTAACGGTCCAGACCTTTGCAGAAGTAACGGCTCCCGGTTATCAGCAGTTTGCATATCCTCGTACTTCTCAGAAAGTAGAAGCATTTATGGAGTGGCTGAGAACACAACAGGAGAAAGGTCTTTTGGAAATCAGGTTTGCTCCTCAGTATGGTAGTAGTATAGAAGAGGCTTGGACTAATATGTATATCTGGGACTCTTATAAGCGTGGAGTGATCCGGGCAAGGTCCGAAATGAAAAAAGCAGGATATGATGTACCCACCATAGAGGCCACAGGGGGCATTGATGTGGTAATGCAGGGTCCATTCCATATTGACCGTGTTGGAGTGCTATTTACCCGTGCATTCGAAGAAATGAAAGGTATTACGGCAGCGATGGATACCCAG